GCCGTAGTCGCTGGAAGCCAGACAGCAGCGCCTATTGCCGGTGTTGTTGTAAAGATTGGGGCTGTGTTTGCTGCCATGATTACCTCTAGTTAAGTGCCAAGTATTGCGAAGATATGCCAATAGATTTACCAAGCGTTAACTGTGCTTGTATATCTGCGTCTAATTCATTGATAGCGCCTTGTACTGTGGTGGCGACAATAGTCCCAGCCGGAGTGTTAATAATCTGGCTTGCATCATTTGTTAATTCGTAGTCACCTTCGTATGTCCACGTTGCGCCGTCAGAGTAGTACAAACCAGCGGCTTTGTAGTTCACAAGCCATACGCCCTGAGAGGCTAAACAAATAGCTAACTGACCTGAGCTAGATGCAGCCGATGGAAGCGCGGCAAAGTTTGCTACCGTTTTATTAGGAATAAAATCCGCAGCGGTCCAGCCAACATCGTAATTAGTCGCTGAGTTCTTTTGTAAGATTTGGTACTGAGTGCCGCCTGTAGGAATGCCTGCCGCTATTGCTGTACCATTAACAGTTAAAGACGGAGTTGACACACTAGAAGGGGTTATGTCACCAAGCGTTAAAGTTATTGCCGGAGTGGTGGTAGAATCCGCAACGCTACCGCTAACTCCATTAGCAGTTACTACAGAAACATCCGTAACAGTGCCAGAGCCGCCTCCGCCCTCAGACCACTCAACATCATAGTCTGTGTCTGATGACTTTTGTAATACCTGACCCGCAGTGCCGCCACGAAGCAGCCCTACCGGCAAAGTAAGACCTTGCGCCGGAATGGCCATTAGAAGCCTGCTTGAGCAACGGTTAAATTAACCTTTCCAGATAATGCGCTCCCGCCTGTGTCGCCAATCACACGCACTAATTGAGTTGTGCCGACAATCGTTCCCTGCTTTGAGCCGGTAACGGCTGAATAACTTGTCAAGGCTTGTAATGGAATAGGAGCATACTCAAGCGTTCCGGATGTTGGGCCAGAATTAGCAACAGTAACAGTAAAGACGGTTGTAGATGCGGTTGTCGCAACAGCTAACGAATAACCAGCGGCGGCATCCCACGGAGTACCACGCAATACAACACCATCGCCTGCGCTTGCAAGCATTCCGTGGAAGTCGCCATCAATACATGTGATTGTGAGCGTAGTTGTAACACGGGAAAATTGTGCCTTTCTAAAGCCTTCAGGATTGGCTTCACTAATCTGGATTGTATAGTTGCCAGATGCGCCTGCCTGTAATTGTGATGTGAACCCCGCATTCATGTTCCACGATAAGTGGTTCATACGAATCCAAGGTGAGTATAAATATGTGCCTGCTGAGTTTGCAGTGACTGTACGTGAACGCATATGCCGTGCCTCTTATAATGCCGAAAAAATAGAGGGGCTTTTACACCCCTCAGGAAATTAACGCTCCTTAACAACCAAGATATAATCCAGTGTCATGGTTTTCGCTACCGCTTCACCATTCTGAACACCGAAAGAAACGGTAAGCTCAGTAGATGGCAAGTTAGTAGTTACTGAAGACGCAACGAAAGCACCATCAACCCACACTTCAACTTTATCAACGCCGTTGTAGTAAAAGCTCCACTCGGTAAACGTGTTGTTTGCCAATGTTGCCACTGAGCTTGTCGTGGTCAAAGTGCTTGACGCGCCTACAATGAAGTTGGCAGTTGCAACGCCGTCAGCTTTCAGGAAGTACACCCCATCGCTTACAGCTAATGGAGTGGTATCTGTAATCTGCAAGCCAATAACAACGTCCGACTGTGTAGCGTCCGATACTTTAAACCGTGATTTAAACCACAGTCTTTTGCTAGCCTCAAATGTGAAAGACTCGCCTTTTTTGTTAAAAAAGCAAGAATCGTTATCAGCGGCAGCGTTTGTAATTAACAGCGCGCCACCGTCCACATCTGTCAGAGCTTGTGTTGCAGCGCCTACAGACGTGATAGTCCAGTCACCAGCTACATAAGTATCAAAGTCATTAATGTACTGATGCACTCGCGTGTAATCCAGAACGACCATCTCAGAAGTAGCAGAGTTAATGCTATTCGTGACGCCATTCTGAAGGTTCGTAGTCTGTTCTCTAGCCATAAATAATCCTCATCATTAAAAAAGAGGGGGCGTTTCCACCCCCGCTAATATCAAGTTACGTTACCAGAACCAAAGTAACCGCGAGGATCAGTAACACCATAAGAGTAACGGTCACTGACTTTATGACGGTAGTTTGAAGTACCGAAGTCGTTATCCGCTCCCATGTATTCACTGCGCTGGAAGAACTTGCCACCGTTATCAACGTTAGTCTTGATAAACCAGTTTTGGGTATTAGCCAAGAAATGGTTAACCATGTAGCCTTCCTTGAAAGTGTTCAAAGATTGCAATGCGTTGATAGCGTTGTTGCCTGTGTTAGATTGCAGGTAAGAACTCAGGATTCTTTCTGCCACGTATTTTTGTGACTTAGGAACCACTAACAGCTCACCCATCGCCATGATTGGGTTACCAGCAGAATCTACAAAGCCACTGATAGCAACATCAGCATCTTCAAGAGCCGCTTGGTTCAATTGGCTAGGGGTAGAAAGCATGTTAGAGAACGTGCCGCCTTTACCAAGTACGTGTGAAGCAGAGAAAATAGCAACAGCATCCCACATAGTGTAGAGAGTTGTGCCATAAGCAGCGTCGAACATTGCCGCTACGTTTTTCTCCTTGGTCAGTGCTTTAGAGCGACCCAAAGCCTTACCAAGACGCTCCATCTCAGAACCATACAGGTTGTCATCAATCGCTTCCTGAGTGATAGTGCCACCCAGCGCATAGTTGATGTGGATATAACGTGCAATACCAATCTCTTTAACAGAGTCATAAGAGATTTGACCGCCTTCAGCCTTGATAGGCATCAAACCGGTTGTATTACGAATTACATCTTCCTCATAGTTCTTTTTGGATTGATGTACTTCAATCATGCGTGAATACTCAGGCGGGTAGCGATTGAACTCGATACCAGCAAAGCTATTCACACCCGCTTGCAATTCCCGTTGGAAATTGCCTGTTGACATTATGCCGCCTTGTACTAATGACATATCATATACTCCTATTAGTTAGCGCCGGTTGTGTTCGTGTAAGAGGACAAGTTAATTGTCACAATCCACGTAGCATTGGCAGAGGTTGAGTCATTATCCGCACGAGGCACAATAGTCACCAAGCGAATAGGCAAGGTGTTTGTGTTTGCAGCGGTGCTAGAGTCCAGTTGCATAGTTGAATAACCAGTAACAGTGCTACCTGATTCGGCAGTAAAGTCGCAGTTATTGCTGATGTTTGTGGACAGGCTAATATTTCCACCTACGCTATCTTCCTGAACTTGATAGTAAGCGTAAGGGTCAGCAGGCAGATAACCTACTGTGAAAGTGCTAGCCAAGCGGTTGAAAGTAGTCCAAGAGCCGCTACGCTGAGCGTCGAAAGACTGTATCGCACCAGCAAGTTTAGCATCAGCGGGAGACGCAAGAGTAACAACAGGGATAACTTCACCCAGATAAGTTACGGAAGCGCCAGTGTATTTAACCATTGAACCGAGGAAAGCGGCTGTTGCATCACCTGACGCAAAGCACACTTTCTTCCAAGCGCCGGTATAAGCACCAACGCCTTGCTGTCCAACGACCTGAAAACCCGCAGGAGCGGATGTATTAGTCATAAAAACCTCACTAAGTTAAGTTAGTGCGGCTACTCTTCGGACAGTGTTTTAATGGTTCTTGAGAATCCACGCTCACCATCGCCCGTGTTTGCCGCGTATAATCCAGCTTCGCTACCAGTAGCTCCGCCTTCACTCATACTTGAACCACGTCTTAGTGAGTCCTCGTGTCTTAGACAATCCTTCTCGATTGCTTGCTCATCTTGGAGCTTCCAATCTTTCGGAATCATCATCAATACTGCATCCATACTGTTTGTCGTATGGCCTATTCCTACTGGCTTATTATCCATTTCAGGGACTCTCGCCCAGTCGTTGGATTCAGCCTGTTGAATCATTCCCTTCTCGTCGTTAAACCATTGGAACGACATTTCAGGGTACTTATCTATAACATTCTGTGGTACAGCTAACTGTAAAGTCGGCCCCCACACTGCGCGCTTTCTTTTGCGCTCTGCTCTTGGCTCTGGGTTTTTAACTGCGTCACTACGCACTTTCAAGGTTTCGCGACTCATTTAACACCCCCAAGAACTTCTTTAGCAAAAGCATCGGCGGCTTCTTTTCCGCCCCCTTTTGCCGATAATAGTCGATTATACGTAGTCTGCGCTTCGGCTGTCAATTTATTTTTCAGCTCAGTGACTTTTGCAGTAGTAGCAGGCTTGGCAACTACCGGAGCCTTGACTACAGTTTTCTGTGGCAATTCTTTTGACATGCGTTTCATACCTCGGTTTAAGTAGTATTCAATTTCAGGGTGTGTAAGGTTTCTACCGCCTTGCGATCGCATAAACTCGTCAGCTTCTTGCGTAGTCTCAGCCCAGAACTTTTGGGCAAACTGCGGATTGAAGTCTGGTGATGTTTCATTTAAAGCGGGGTGATCTTCGATAAAATCACGGATGACGGGTGACAGTGCCGGAGCCTTTTTAGTAGTAGCTTGTGCCGCTTTTGCTTGAGTCAGTTCGTTATTAATCTCAAGTGCGCGCATCGCATCATTGTCCTGAATAGCCAGTTTTAACTCGGCTTCTTTCTGGGCAATGGCCTCACGTACTGCTTGCTCTTTCTGTTGTGCAAAGGTACTAATCAAAGCCTCCTGACCCTTACGCAATTCAGCTAATGCGGCTTTAGTTGCCTTCTCCTCTTGACGCTTGTCAAAGTTCTTCACCCATGCTTTGTAGCCGGTAAAAAACTCCTTATCCTTGCCAGACTCTTCAAACAATTTTTCAGGCATATAGCCGTGATCGATTGCTCGCTTATAGTCAGCATCAGACGAATACTTCTCAACATCAACATAATCCCTGTGCTTCTCAGGCACGGAACTTAAATCAACATCAACAGTCTGCTCTGTCTGTATATCCTCTACAACATCATCAACTACTACGTCTTTCTCATCACTCATATCAGGCTCCTAGTTCCCATGATTCATCGTAAATGCCAATAATGTCCGAGTCGTGGCACATGTGATATGCGGGATCGGTTGTAGCATTGGCGTTCTTTGGCTTGTACTTCTGGCCGGCGTGCTTCTTGAATAGAACCTTAGTGCCAGATTCAAATAGATCACGCTCACCATTACCCCAATCAGGGCCAGTGAATGCAACCTCACCCTTATTCAGGATTGTCCCTACTGTGTGCTGGGCTTGGTTAATACCTACGGCATTGGCTGTAAGTAATATCCCGCCCTTTGACTTCTCTTCGAATTCATCCTGCTTGACAAATACATAAGCGCCTACTGCTTTCATTTGGCATCCTCCGGAGCGGTCTCATCTTCTTTGATGTCATGCAATACAAGCATTACGTCTACGGGGTCTTTGTAAGCGTCAAGGAAAGCCATAGCCCCTTGTGCCCTGTGGTAAAGCATCGTTACTCGGTTTGGGTCAACTTCGTTGCTGGTAAGTAGCGCCTCGGATACTTCGGTCTGAAGCTGTTGCTGTGCCTGTAAATAGGCCTTTGTTACGGGGTTGTTTAGCCATCGATTTAATCGACTTCGTTCTATTTGCATGGTATAACCTCTTTCGGTTGTGTTAAGTACTTAGTTTTTACTGCTTGGAAACTGTTAATATCGACCTATGAAAACCTATATATCAATAATGCTTTTTACCGCTTTCTGGACTGGATCAGGTGCGCCATTCCTTATACTGGCTTTCCACTTTATGGCCGTCTCAGCCTTTCGTCCTCTTCGGCAACGGATTGATCGACTGCTAAAAACTTGTTCAATGCCTGCGCTCCGTATTCGGTAGCGTCATTTACCAAAGCGTTGCCGCCTGCATAGGTGTCTTTGATTAGCCCTAATTCATCAGGCGTCCCAAGCGTTTCCTTGACGTATTGCTGGAATCTAACCGGCATAGCAGGAACTCTCTCTGGGGCCTGTAATGACTGAAGATTGCCCTGTATCTCGCCAACCAACGGGCTTTCACGCGGAACCGGTTCGGCCATGGAATTAACCGCCGTAGTGCTTTCAACGGGCTTCTTTTTAGACCCTATCTGTTGTAAATACTGAGGAGACCTGTTAGCAAATAAATCACGCCCCGCCATCTTCTACCTCTTCCTGTTGATTCAATGCCGCCAGTACTTGGTCACGAGTCATGCCGTGCTCTCTCATCGTGGTCTGAATATCATCCTCGGTTATGTTTCCATGCTCTGGGTGTTCAGATACGACTGGGTTCATAGCCTGTTCTGCGTACAGTTTGCGCTCTTCGATGTCCTGCCTGTTATGCTCAGTAGCAACGCTAAGGGCGTCCATTTCAATAGATGCCTGCTTCTCATCAATGCCGACAAGCTTATTCATGGTGTCGGCATTAAGGTTGTCTATCTTGGCCTCGCCCATCTCTTCATCAAGCTGGGCACTTGTAGCCTTAGCGGCTGCGTTTGCCATTTTTTCCTGTGCGCTGGCTTTGTTTACTGCGACTTCGGACTCCATACGCGCAGCGTCGGCATTAGTCCAGCGAATCTGGGCTTCCATCATTGGGTCTGGCTGGTTAGTAGGCTCTGGTAATACTTCGTCAAGGTTAGGTATGCCAATTTCCTTAAGCATGGCTCTGTGCGCTTGGTACTTGTTATATATGTCTGGATTAGCTGAAGCGTTATTAACTACGATCTCAGCTCTGTACAAGCGCTCTTCACGGCTTCCCAGTGTAGGGTCGGCACTGGTAATAAGCTGTAATGAATCAGCAAAGTCTTTGTCTTTAGTGACATAAGACATCGCAACGGCTTGCGGGTCTTTAGGTGGTTCTGGTGGTGCCATGCCTTGCATAGCAGCTTGATAGGCTATTACTTCCCACTGTGCCCGTGCTTCCTGATACTGTTGCTGGATTGAAGGCGGTACGTGTGGGTGCCAATCGACAATAGTCACATAAGTCTCGTTATCCATGTACCGCTTCTGTAAGTCATAGATTCTCTGGAACTCCTTACTCAAAGACTCATAAACCCTTGACATAATCGCATTGGGTACTTTGAGGGCCTGCTGTAATTGGGCTAGGTAAAGCGATGCAGCCTGACCGGCCTGAACGTCTACGCTCTGTGACGCTGCGCAGTAGGTCATTATTTCAGTCTTTAGATCGGTCAGCATCTGGTAAAAGCCTTGGCTCATACCATTGAAAGGCGGGGTCCAGATTTGATCTTTTAAACTAATACCGGCGCCCGCATCAACACGGGAGAACTGGCCCATGATTAACTCTACTCGACCAGACTTAGCTCTGCCCGGCGCTTTTAAGCTGGTAGACATAAAGCCTGAATTCATCGCTGTGATGTTAAGGGTGTTAGCGTCTATGGCTTGGCGGTAAAGGGTATTGATCTGTTCAAATGCTGAATAGAGCAATGTGCCCCATCCGTCATAAACAGCAGCTTTCTCTAGCGATGGAATAAAGCCATGCTGTACAAAGAACTCTTCACCTGTTATCTCAATTACTTGACCATCCTTACACTCGACATCGTCTTCACTGAACCTACGCTCAATACGGACAATCGCATCATACTCATCGGACCACGTAACAATGTAAGGCTCTGAATACCCGTCTTGGTCAAGGTCAAGCGTGCAATGGGATTCAATCATCTTAAGCGGTTTTTCGATTACAGGCTGCTTGGCGTCTTTGTTCTCATCTTCGAGTTGCTTGATAGGCTCCCACTGGCCCTCACGGGTCAGGGATATATAATCATTACGTTCCACGGGAAACTCGTGAGACTTTCTTGGAGCCAGCTCAAACGAATCAGCATCATGGTCGTATATCATGCACTGGGCAGTGATTAGGGATTCATTGATTTTATGGTCAGCCCACCAGATTTTATTGAAGTACATTCCGTTAACAGGCTGTAGCAATAGCCCACGGTCTTTCATCCGTGACCAGCCCTTGATGCCTTTCTTTAACCACCAATTAGTGGCACTGGCAACACGTTCTGCCCGATAACACTTCTCCTCATCCTCACCGCCCCACATATCGACATTAGCAATATCCTTACGGTTTACCACTTCAGGGACTGTACGGGAGTTAAAGTCGATAGCTGCTTGGGCAAGGTGCTGCATCATAATCTTGGATGCGCCTTGGAATGGGAATGTCTTATCGCCTTCGTCTGCCTTCATTGAGGCAAGCTTAGTCAGCTTATCCTGCTTCTCGATGTAGTCCTTCATCGACTCCTTATCAGCCTGAAAGCCAGTCTCTACGCGATCAAGTATTGATGTAAGGTCTAGGTCGGGGTCGTCGTTGATAAAGTCAAGCAGATTCCCCTCAATAGCGAGGATAGCTTTAAGTTTCTTTGGGATTGGGCCAGTCTCTTCGACTTCTTCAGCACCTTCCGGCTCTGGCTGTTCTCTTAATTCTGCGTCGTCAAGCATCATAGGCACCGAAATTTTCAGCAATGATACGCAAAAAAATGTCACTTAGCAACAAAATTTGTCAGTAATGGACGAAAATTAGTACCCTGTTAAAGATGAGCGGGTGCGGTCTGTCTGATTCTCTTCAGCATCTACCCTGTGCGTCACTGATTCAGCAAACGTTAAGGCGATAGCATCGGCAATGTCTGGGCTTCTTACCCCACGCTTCTTGGCATCCTCTTTCTTTTCCAGCACTAACTGACCATTGGCATTGAATGAATACTGTAACGAGCATAGATCTGTCATCATCTCTTGAGACTTTGGAAGTATTACCGGAGCATCCTTAAGCCACTCCCTCATGCGCCCCCACATCTCAGCCCTGCGGTTCATGTACTTGGCTTTATCAAACGGACTAGAGCCACCATTCACAGCATAGACATAGCTCAGTTTATGGTTGAGCATATCGAACACACCGGCACCGATACCCACAACATCAACGAAGATAGCATCTAATGGATACTCGGTAGAGCAGTTCATTATCTCCCCGACTATCCCGACATTGTCACAAGGCGGTACGGTAGCAAACCATAGCAGGTGCCGCCCACGCCTCAGGGCTAATACAGTCCTATCATCCCCGAATCGCGCAACGTCAACACCTAGTATCAGGGGTGCGTTATTACCACCATCATCGGCAAATATCTCGCTGGCCCTATTATCCATGCCTGCGCGTACATGGTCGGCAGGTATCAATACATTCCCTACCGAGGCGTTGTAATCAATGTCTACCTCTTGGGCTAATATGACAGGGTCCAGCAGGTCTTTCTGCTTCTGGTACCACTTGGCATCCTTACGCGGGTCGTCTTTCCAGTGAAAGGTAAACACCGGTATCTTGCCGCTGTGCCGCTTTCTAAAGAATGGATTACCGTTACCATTAGGGGTAGACACGTCAATCTTAACGTCAGAGTTCATTGATAGGGCCGCTTCAACCTTCTCAGGGCGCTCATAGAAGGCCGACTCGTCCTTGAAGTAAACCGATGACCTACCACCACGCCCGATGTTATCACCGGCTTCACCCTTGATATTAGAGCCATTAGCAGGGTTTAAAAACTTCATGTGACTGGCGTGTATCTTGGGATTGTAGTCCCTTGGTAAAAACTCAACCGGCAGGTTATCCAGAATGATTCTAATCTTTTCAAAGATAGAATCAGGGTCGCCAAGCTTGTCAACCAAGTCCTCCTTGCGAGAACCAAAGCTAACACTTGAACCCCTAACAAATAACCACATCCACGCAGCAAAGGCACAGCATAACCACGTTACGCCCATATCCCGCGACTTCTCTACCAGCCCGTCCTCTTTGTTTTTATACCGATCGTAAAGCCAGTTGATGTAATCAGCTTGTTTAGGAAACAGCATAAACGGCATCAGGCTAGGCTGTACCCGTGGGTCATAGGTAACCAGCCAGTCATTGATAAAATCTACAGGGTGTGTCGAATAGTGAACCCAAGCCGCTTCCATTAGCCTCAAGTCCTTACGCATCTTCAAAAGCCTTGTCTGCCTATCAGCAAGTACCTTTACGACTTCTTCAGGCGTCATCAGTGAGTTTTAGCTTTTAACGTGTCTTTGTAGGTTTGCGTAGCTTCAACGTGTGACATCTTTGCATCAATCTTATGCACATCGAATAAAGGATTATCAGGGTCTTGGCTCAAAGTAATAGCTGATACCTTGCCGTTGGTAAACTCTCCAACCTTAAGCCATTTATCAATAGTTTGAAGGATTAGGCCAACTGTGGCCTGCTCTGCCTCAATCTTTTCTAGCGGGTCTTTTAGCTCGGCTGCAGCTTTATCCCTATCCGCAATAAGCGCATCAAGCCTATAAGCTAAAGCAGAAGCCCTCATAATAGGGTCAAAGCTATCGCCATACATATCCTTAAGCCGATTAAGCAGGAATTTCTTATTCTTGTCTAATGCCCCTACTGGTCTTGCCATTATTTATTATTAACCTTTTGATCTATATTGAAAAACTTTGATATAGAGTATTACTTATACTCCTCTTGGAATGTGCCGTTGACGTAAGCGGCCATGATTTTAGTGGCTATTGCCATATCCCCAGCAAGACATATAATCTTAGGCTGTTTACCAATAGCATCAACCAAGCAGTTATAAGCAGCATTATAACTATCCTCTACGATTCGGATATTAGGGTATTCCTTGACAGTAGCAACGAAGTCAAGAGCATCATTCTGCTCTATGGATACAGTGTACTTTGATAGATCGACCACTTTAACCTCTTTCGGTTATGTGACAAAATTTGTCAGTTTGTGACTATTTACCGCGTACGTTGGTTTTAACGGGCTTTGAATTCTTATAGCTCATAGCCTTACGGGGTGACATTTTCTTTAAGTCTGATGTTGATACTTTAGGTGGTAACCCTTTCTTTGCCATTGTCCTGTCTCCAAAATGGATTGTTTGCTGGATACTTTAAATCTAGCGCCTCGAAGTTAAAGTGATTTGCTGACTCTTTAAACTTGGCAGGGCTGAGTGTTCGCTGATTGTACCTCAAAACCTCGACAATTCCAATATCCTTACCGATTTTAATATACTTGTCCCGGATTATTTCAGCGTCACGGTTACTGGTTGATTGCTTGCAGATTACCCAGCCAAAACGTTTAGCGGTCCTTAGCAGGAATAGTTCAACCTTTGACAATCATTCTCTCCATTGTTTGCTGAATTGGCTCGTTGCCTTGATGGTTAATTCTGATTGCCTCCCTTAGCTCCGGAGTAAATCCGTTAAAAATACGCTTCTCACGTTTTGAAGCATTGGCCCTGCCAAGTAGTTTTTTATACTTTGCGCTCATTCTTTTTCCTTATCGCTCCATTACGAGCGGATTTGTAATACCTAGCTGCCTTTGTCTTAGGTATTCCTATGTTAGGGTCTATTGCTGTCTCTCCCGTCTTGTGCTGTGAGGGTATGCCGCCTCGGGCAAGGTATTCTGATACGGTTTCTTTCATC